ATAGGCATCAGGGCCAACAGCTAAAACCATCGCGGTAATGCTGGCGGCTTCTTCCCTTTGCCTTGTGGCGTCTGGCATAAAAACACCACCATCCGTCTTTTCCTTTGATTCGGGTAAGGCTATTAAAAGTTGATACCCGGCAGGCTCAGGAAGTTGAGTCGGCTTCCTATGCTCATCGAGATCAACAATGGTTTCTTCATCCATAGTTTCTTCGGCCATTGTCTTCTCCTGCACGTTTTTTAACTAAAAGTCGGGGATATAACGGTTCCCCTGCACGCGATTAGGAATCGCGGATACCTGCATGTTTCACGTGAAACAAGATTTAATCTTCGTCGTTCTCCATTCGGGTCTTCGCTTCAAGCAAATCCAAAAGCTCTCGCTCTGCAATTGCCAAGCCCTCTATGACCCCAACCATTTTTTTATATTCATCAAAACTCTGCGCCGCGCCTCCAGAAATGATATCTGCCATTTCATTCATCTGGTTTCGCAGGACACGGCGGTAAACACCAACTAAGGATTCTTCAGCCAATGCTTATTCCCCCTTCATTTGTTCAAGAGAGTCTTTTTTACCCCATTCCACGAGAGACCGCGCCGCGTCTGCCGCAAGTTTTGCTTTTTCTAGCGTTATTTTTTCTAAATTAGTTGCTTCTTTCATCCCAGCATCACGTTGTGACTTAGCAATATCCACACCAAGTTTAGCGCCTTCAAGCTCGGCGTTCGTTGCGATTCTATGCTGCTCAATTTCCTGATTAGATGTAGCTTTTGCCATATCAAGAGCTAGTTTGGCTCTATCTGTTTCGGCTTTAAGTTTCATCCTCGCTTGATCTGTTTGAGCCTTGCGCTGGATATCCATTTCTTCCAGTTGCAACTCTTTCTGCTGCATCTGAATAATCGGGTCTTGCTGCTGCTGCTGTATTTTCTGCTGCTGGGCTTCGGCAATATCCTTATTAAGCAATCTTTCAGCAGCTTGTGCGATAAGACCCGACAACTGGAACTCAACATCTTCAGGCAATTGCTTGTCTGGAGGCGGCAGTTCAACACCTAGTTGTTTCTCAATCTCTCTACGGTATTTAAACCCAAGATGCTCCTGCACATGCGCCGCCATTGAAGCCGATATAGTCACTGCCATCGGAGATTTGGATACAAGCTGCTGGATTTTGGGGTCTTCAAGCGCGGCCATGTGAGTTTTAATGTGTGCTTCGTGGTCTTGAGCAATAAACGCTTTAAGAGGTTTACTGTTCAAAGCGTCCATATTCTCGCTTACAGGGTCACGCGGTTTATGGTCTTCGGACATCGGGATGATTTTATCTGCATCCTGTATACCCAAAACGTCCAGCATCTGCCGATGAAGCTCTGGAAGATCATACATCTGGGGTGCAGACTGGGAAAGCTGCAACGCTGCCTGATATTGCATAATCCGTTGCGACATTGTTGCCGCGTTTGGATTGCTCACAGGGATAACATCGACCTTATCGTTGAAGTCTTCCGCTTTTACAGCGCGTGAATCAGCATCTACGTCATACTCATAGCGCTCAGGAGCATAATCACGAACAATATCAGCAATAAGGATAAATTCACGGCGCATGGCCTCATGCAGCCTTGCTTGGACAGCGCTCATCACTTTCATGGAGCGTTCAATAAGAGCAAGAGTTGTGCCGACTGGCGCGTCCTGCTTCATATCAGCAAGTTTCAGGTCGGTAACAGACGCAAACCTTCTGCCCTCTTCAACAATTTCTCCTAAAAGTCCGTGCAGGACGTTGCTCGGCTCTTTATAGGGTAAAAATGTAATATTATCCTTTATTGCGCCACCAGGAACATCGACATCCCTAAACTCGCCCGGTGATATAGGAGAATCGTCCCCCTTAATTCTCAATCCCCTCGCCTTTAGACCGCCCGGTAAATTTGCAAGCGTCCCTGCGTCAACTAACTGCCTCAGCAGCGAGGTCGCAGACTTGGCGATACCGCCTATTAGATGAATTAAGCCAAATCCGTAAAACCCAAGTCCAGGCATATATTGGTAATGTACGAAATGAAGGCGCTTTGTACGCATTTCATCATCTTCGTACCAGTTTCTTCTAATAGAAAGTATCTCGTTGGAACCCTTGGCTATCGTGACAACATATGGAAGGGCAATGCCCGTTTCCTCACCATTGTCATCAGTGTCCTCAAACCCTTCCAGATCGAGGTCAACATGCATTTCATGTAAAATATGTCGATCATCATTGTCATAAGAGGGCGTTTCCCCCTCCAATTCATCATATTTTTGCTGAATTTCAGAATAATCAGGCGCGTCTTTCTGTAGTTCTACATCTCGGTAAAAACCTGCCACCTGCAATTTACGGACATCGTTGTTTGATTTCCGCATAACGTGCGTATAGCGACTTGCTGTCTGGAGGTCTGATGCCCCATACGAAACAACAAAATCCTCCGCAGGAACAAAATGGGCGCAAACACGCCCCATACTCTGATCGTAATAAACCTTCTTAAAGGAAGACCCCGCCAGAGGCAGGGAAAAAAGCATCCGTTCGGTTTCAGGGCGGTACTCGGACATTTTCTCCGTCAGGAGATAATTCATATGGTTTTGTACGCGCTGTGCCTGTTTTTCTTTTTCGGCGGTTATTTCCCCGACAATTTTTGTTTTAACAGGGCCAGCAGAGGTAAAAATTTCCATAATGGCCTGTGCCTGAAACCTGACAACAGCTTCCGTAAGGATGGGGTGGTGGACACCGCACGCCCCAGGCCAAGGCGATGTTCTCTCTTCAATTTTTAAGCCAAGAAGGTCTAGTCCCTGGGTATAAGTTCTTTCCCAGTCAGCACGAGAGTTTCTATCGCTGTCGAAGTCACCTATTAAATCAGATACCAGTTTCTGCAAAACACCTTCATCACAAACCTCCGCAAGGTTTGCATTGTGGTCATCTCCCTCCACCTCTTCGTGCGCTTTCGGGTTGAAATCGATAACCATGCCGCCGTCTTCTGTTTCAATAGCAACAGCGTCGGGATTGACAATGGCAATTTCCACTTCTTCTACAGCATCGGGGTCAAGCCCCTTCGGGACTTCCTCAACATTACTAAACGAGGGAGCCTGCGCGATAGATTTTTCAATCGCCATCATTCACCTCTGAGGGACGGCACAAGCAATCCCCCGAACAGTCTTCAGGGCAGTTTTCACAGTTTTTTTCAACGCACACGCAGTCTTCACCACATCCAGACATTAGCTTACCTTTTTAATGTTAGAAACATATCCAGCAGGTTGTTTCTGTGCTGTGTCTACGGTCTGGTCAGCAACTGCGTGCCACATTGTCCCTTTGGTTGCAGCCCCAGAACCCTTGATCTTCACATGCTTTCTAGGCACGGCTGAAGGTACGGTTCTTGAGATAACGCGGTCTTCGTGCATCTATAATCTCCTTCAAGTATTTGCTGACTAATTGATATTCTCTTCTTCATCATCTTCTTCATCTTCCTCAACAGGCTCATCCCCAAGGATAAAGCCATAAGAATTATTTCTGAGGAACGACCTAATTTCAGGAATTGGGCGGCTCCAGCCCATGTGCGTCACAACATTGCCCCACCCATACGCCGAAACAGCACTTGGCACACCTATTAATTCAAAGGCACCACGAGGTGAACGGACAAATAAGGCTCCCCCAGAATTTCCGAATATAATTGGTGCTGAAGCGAGCCAAACATGTTTTCCGTTTCGATCCCTAGCGAAACCCGCCAAGAGACCCTCTGTTGGAAAGGGCGGCTTCCCTAACCCCGCGCCAACTGCAAAAACCTGCTGGAAAATCCACGGTCCTTCATCTTTATCTTCGGGATAAAGCTCCGCAACATGCGGAAGGGGACGCTCCTTGTCCTGCACCTGTAAAAGTGCAAGATCAAGGTCTTTGTCCCACGCCATAATAAGCGCTCGACGGCCTATAGTTCCAATTGCATCTGAATAGTTATTATAATCCCATAAATCAACATGAACTGGCCGTCGAACTTCTTTCTCTACATTTTCCTGAAGTTTTGAATCCCACTCTTTTCCCACACTTATTGACCCACGCACCACATGCCAATTTGTTAGGATTAATGAGACCCACTCCTTATCGTACAAATCAGAGTATATGACTGTTCCCGAACCAGTTGAATTGTCACTTCCCCGAACCAAAACTGTTGGGTAGAGCATCTCTTCATGCTTTTGCTTAACGTCCTCAGACGCTTCATATAAATTTCCCGCCCACGCAACAGGCGAAAAAAG